TAACACCAACAAAATCTTTGAAACCCATTTCATTTATATCTTTTTGTTCCATCTTAACCATTGATACTTCAATACCTTCACATAGTAGTTTGGATGAAATTTTTATCGCATCATTCATTGCATCATTATCGAGTGCAACAATTACTTTTGGTGGTTTACGCAACAATATCTTTTCCATAAGTCTAGGTTGAATTATTTTGCCAAATAGTGGAATTGCATTATATCTTGCAGTAATAGCATCAAACACACCCTCAACGAGTGTAATAGGTTCTTCCCAATTTATGAAACTTTCAAACCCAATAACATCTTTACTCCATTTTGGATTTTTATATTTCAAAAGGTCTTCTTCAAATATAGAACGAGAAACAAAAAAGTTTAGATTGAAATTGTCATCGTAAGATGGAACGATAATTCTGCCAGAATAGTTTCCACTTGGACAATACCCAATACCATATCTCAAAATATCTGTTCTACCAATTCCTCGTGATTTCAAATAATTCAATGCCTGTTTCATTTGCATCTTTATTTGAATATCTTTTATCTTTGGAAATTGATACAAACTGATAAATTCTTTTGGTAATGTCAGTTGTTCTTGTTCTACTTTTTTATTCTGAATATAAAGGTTTTTTGTTTTTAGTATTTTGTTAAGGTCTTCTTGATATTGTTTACCGACTTTCAATTTCTTGAAAAGTGAAACAATGCTTCTACCCTTAGCATTACTAACCCAACAATGCCATGGATTTTCTGAATTGTTGTTTACTGATAAATCTATTTCAAGTTTTGGTTTGTAATGGCTGATGAATGGTGAGAAGAACGAATAATTGTTTCCAGATGTTCTTCTACCTTTACCGAGAACTTTTTCTACAAGTGATAACAAATCGTAGTTAATCATAAACACACTTTATGTAAAATAATACTTGTCACAAATATAGTAAAAATTTGTGACAATTACAAGCATTCATCTAACCATTCTCTAGGTATTTCTTTTTTCGCCCATAACCAACCCTTCTTGTCACAGTATTGGGCATAAGTTGTTTTACTTCCCTTGTATAACTTTGCATTTGGATTTTGGAATACGAAACGAATATCTATTTGGGGATATTGTTCAAATATAAGGTCGAATTTCAATCTGTCTGTCTTTACCCATCTACCCTTTGTTTCAACATACATTTTTTGACCAGATGTTTTGGTTAGAACAAAATCTGGTGTATAATTATGTTTAGTTTCTGGTTGTATGTAGGATATTTTTTCACTTTCATAACTAAATGATTTTTTACTTTCTTTTAACAAATCATTTACATTATCTTCCAATCCACTACGAAACCCATGTTTTATTGCAACTTGATTTCTACGCATTACAAATCAAACCTTACTATAAAATTCATATCAACATCATCTCTTTTTTCAACAGGATTTGCAAATTTAGCAACTGCAACCAATTCTCTTTTGTCACTATACAAACCAATCGTTGTGACATATGGATTAAAGTTTGGATTGGTAGCATAAGTATCTGTTAGCATAGAACCCATTTCCGGATTAGTATAAAGACTTGGATTTTGTGTAAAATTAAATTCATTTTTACGCAGTTTACATATAACTTCATGTTCCCAATATGTAACCGTACTTCTATATTTTAATAAAAACCCATTCTCATCATCGTTGTAATCATAATTTCCAGTTTTACCCAAAAATGTATTTTTATATTTTGGTCTTGAATCCGATACACATATTATCCCATGACCATAAAAAACATTACCAATTCTTGCAGTTTGATATGCATAACCATTTTCAAAACTATTATCATATAAATTTGATATTTCCGTTGAGGTTAATGCCTTTCGATATATTCGTATTTCATCAAGATTACCAGTAAATTTACTTGATGTTGTTCCATTACCTGCAATATAAAATTTATAGTTATTATCAACATTAGTTGTTATTATTCTATTTTGTGTATTTTCCAATACACCATCTACCCATATTTGATAATTACTTCCGGTCTTTTGACAAACAACATGATGCCAAACATTTGCAGTCAAGGCAGATGATGTTACTTCTGAATATAATAACTCTGATCCCTGTTTAAAAGTTATTGATTTATTTATATCAGATGTTTGATTATTCAGATAAATGTCAAATGGATATTTTTTTGAAATTTTTATCATTTCAACAGGTTGATCACCATCACCAACTTGTGTTATATCTGTGTTCAACGTTGAATCTTCTACTGTTTTTTTATCAAATATATTATTGTAAGTAGTTGATATATCTGTTTGATTTTCTGGAATCTTTAGCCAAAAACTGAAAGAAAAATCCCTACCTCTGTTAAAATTAAATCTTTGAAATTCATTTACATTAAGATATGTTCCACCAAAATATGCAGATGTTCCAGTGTCTTCGTTTGTATCTGATGTTTTTATTCCGGGTTGATAATCAATATATCTTTTATTTTCAATTTTTATTGTATTGTAAAATGGCGATTCATCAACAATATAGTCAGTTTTGTAATTTTTTGATGTTCCATATTCTCTGTATTTATCATTGAATCCAATATACATCAATTCATAGTCACGATTTATTATTTTAGATTTATCAAATGAATTATCTATTAAATTACCAAAACCGTCATCAGTTATCGTATAATTTAATGATGATGTTAATGCATCATATATTGATATTTCAACACTTTTCTTTTTTATACCTTCACCGAACATATCTCTTGGTATAACAAAAATAGAACCACTTAAATAGTGATTTGCAATTAAATTATCATCGGTTACAGTAGAAGGAATTTTTTGAGTTGTTATTGGTGCATAGTATCTATGATCCATATAATACCAAAGAACTTTTGGATCCAAACTCTGTGTTGTAAAAATTCTTTCATATAATGATGATGATAAATTTGCAACCTGTCCAAAATATTTAAAATTTTCAGGAAAAAATGTTCGATATAATCCAAGTCTAGTTTGTCTGTAATTAAATACATTATTAGGATCGGAACTCAATTGGTACAATTTATTTGCCTGAAATTCCCTTACCGTATGTTCTCCTGCTTTTAATTTTTTCCAAGCAAGACTTATATTATTTCCAAATTGAAAAGACATTAGTTCAACCTCACTCTTACTTGGAATATAGTTTCAACATTATTTTTTCTAAAAAGTGGTTTTTCTAATTTACCAACTGCAAGAAGTTCTCTATTATCATTGTATAAACCAATAGTAGTTATGTATGCACCACCTTGTCTTTGAAAATATCTGTATTTAACATTTTCTTGACTTGCAGATAGATATGTTGGATTATTTGAATAAATCATTTCATTTGGCATAACTCTACAAAAATGTGTTTCAACTATCTTCTTTTCCATTGAACGAGCAAAAAATGAACCAGTATTTTGCCGTATACTTCCATAAGGATTATATGATAATGGTGTCAATGAGGAACTTATTGACAAAAATAATTTATACGGATTATTACCATTACTAGATGTTACCGATGTATCTAATGAACACGAATTATCCAATACAGTAGCATCTAAAATTACAATGCCTTTATTTGGAAAAATAATGCCCCAACCATCTGATTCGGGTTCGTCATATATCCCATCTTGTAATGATCCAGATACCAAATAATAATAATCTTTTACTTCTTCAGTTTCGGTTACATATTCATTACCATCTGTACTGTTATCTATTAATGTAAATAGTTTACTTGCAGTAGCAACTTGGCCTGGTGATAAAGTTAATCCACTACCAGTTAAAAACGGTGGATTTGCTGCCAAGGATATTTGAAAATTGCCAGGATCCAATCTATCTTTAAAAGAATCCCTACCAAATTGTAATATGTAAAAATGATCACCATTTTTATTATTTTTAAATTCAAATTTTCCTGTTGTCTTTTCAAAACATTCCAACATATATTTTCTATACATTGTTTTTGATGGTAAGTATTCCGTTTCATAGTCGCCATCTATTTCAATATATGATGATCCAGAACCGGATATGTGTGCATATGAAATATCAAATTCATGGTAAGCATCAACCGATAATGGAACTTTGTTATAGACCGGCAAATAATAGTTTGAATGATTTGAAGTTGTTGATCCAGTGTAAATGTGATACACCCTTTCATCTTTATTACAACTGAATAAACCCAATGTATGATAAGTTGTTATAGGTATAGATTTAACAAAATCTTGATATGTCTTATCTTCATCTAGTAAACTTTTAAAAATATACGTATTACTTTTAGGAGAAGGAGAATTGTCTTTAAATGTGATTACTGGCTGAGTTATGGCATCATTTAATGAATATGAGTATGATGGTTTTATACCATCAGCGGCTGCTATATGAGTATTATTGTCAAATTGAAATTGAACATAATCTCTTATTAATTGTAAAAGATACCTATTTGTCAGTAACGAATTTAACATAATTTATTTTATTCCGATGTAATATCATTTTCAAATTCAATATAGGTATAATCTAATGGGGTTTCATCACTTATGTAACCATTAATTATAGACATCAATTTTATTTCCAAATTGTCTAAATCCTGTGTGTGTGTTTCTATTAAATCGATATATTCAGAGTAATATGTAAGCGATGAACCATCACTATCACCCGTTAATAATAAAAATTTATCATTTTTATACATAATATCAAAAATTCTCATTGCATCCAAAGCTGCTTGTTTTTTTATTTCTTGTATAGTCAATAGTTTGTATGGGGTAATAGATTCAAAATCATCCACAGCAGAATAATATTCACTATCTTCTTCTTTTATATCCGGAAGAGGATTTATTACATAGTTTCCTAATGCATATGTTATGTTGTATTCATTCATTACCAATTCAACCTTATTTTAATCAATACATCATTTTCAAGACTTTTTTGTATAGGTCTACTTAATTTTGCAATTGCAAGTAATTCTCTTTTTGGATTATACAAACCAACTGATGTTACATATGTAACAGGATTTTGTACAAAACAATCGTATTTTAAAGAACCAATTCTAGTTGTGTCTTCTGTAACAAACGTTGGATTTGTACTATAATTTGCGTGTCTTGATGGTATTCTAATAAAGTAATGATTTGTTGTTTTTTCTCTAACATTTCGTGCCTTCATTGGATAACCAACAACTGCAGCACCACTTATGGATGTGTGTAATTTAAATGCATTGTCACCTG